TTTTGTATGGCTCTTTGTGCTGATGCCCTTTGTTCTTCAACTGTTGTAGCTCTATTTGTTGCAGCTTGTAATTCTCTTGCTGCACTTAACTCATTCTCTTTTTTTATAGTTTGATTATAAACATCTAAAGCCGCTTTATAAGCTTGATTGTATTCCTCTTCAGTTTTAAATTGATTTCTTGTAACATCTTGTAAATTTATTAAAGCTTTTTCTCTTGCTTCAGTAGCTTTTACTAACTCCTCAGATATTGTAATAAATTTAGCTTGTCTTTGTAAAACACCTTGCTGAGTTTTATCTTCAAATCTTGCGACAATATTTATATCATTTAATTTAGCTGAATTTTCAGCAACATTTATAAAATTATTCAACTCATCAGTAACAGCTAATAATTCTCTTTTTAATGCCTCTAAATCTTTCTTAAATAAATCTGAATTTTCTTTTGCATCTTTGCTTCCTCTAGTCCAAGCTTGAAAACCCATTTGTGCAAAAGTTATAGCTGCCGTTACTACACCAAATGCCAAACCCAAACCAGCCGGACCACTTAATCCACTAACCAATGCTTTTAACGCTCCACCTGTACTGCCAGTCTCAGCTTTTAATCTGCCAAATGATTCTACTAATGGATTGATGTTGTTGGCTATACCTATAAAGCCAAATGGAGCATCCTGAACTACTCTAGATAAATTTGTGATAGATTGACCTGCTTGAGCTGCACCAGCATTTAAATTACTCTTTAATGCATCACCAGTCTTTTTAGCTTCAGTAGCTGTAGACTTTAATGCATCAGTAGTATTTTTTAAACCTGAACTAACTTTATCAAAACCTGTTGCCGTGACTATTATCTCTATCTCTTCTGCCATTATTTAATCTTTAAATTGTGTCTTTCTAAAATAGCATTGTAACGCTCAGCCGTCATTGGCTCAATCTGTTTTTTATCTTGCTCATCATCCATTGGCCAAAAACGATTAATCTTACCTATTGCCTTACTTCCTGCCATTGCTTCTGCTATGCGAAAAGAGGCAAAACGAATGACCATAGCCGATTCTTTTTGCCTCTCCTGATATCCCTCACACGCTGCATAAAACTCATGAGGCATTGAGCAATAATATTGATCTACACTCCATCCTAACTTACCTAACGCAAACTTTAAGTTGTCGTAGCACTTTTCTCGATGACTTTTTTTTTCTCCTCATTTTCTCTTATCTCTTGACCTTGTTTTATCAAGTCATTCCATAACTTCGTCTCATTTAATTCAATGGTAATAGCTTGTATCTGCTCATTCTTATTTTCCATTGCATCAACCCAATCACATACTAACTCCCATGTGTACTCGACATCTTCACGCTTTAATCTGCTGTAACCAATCATACCACCGTAAACCATTGCATACATAAATCCTGATGTAGTCTCGCCATCATTATATTCATGTAGCTTCTCAATGGCTAATTGATTGAATTTAATGCCGTACTCTTTTTCGTTTAGTTTAATTTTCATTTTTTTTTATGTTTATTTATTAATTAATCCCAAAAACATCTAACTGATAAACCTGCATTTTGGTCAAATATGTTATAGTAAGTACCATTGTCGTTATAATATATTCCTTCACTTCTCGCATCTGTACCCCCAGCACTACCAGCTACCCAGTATTCACTAGCTTCGCCAATACTTTCACCACTACCACCAAATGTACCATTTGCTTGTCTTACTCCACCCGGTACTGCTGTAAATCCTGATGAATTAGTAGCTCCAGTATTAGGTGCTAACCAATGTGCAGTTCCTGCCTCTTTTAAAGCTCCACCATCATTAGATACAGTAGTAAATAAATAATTAAATTGACCTTCATTAGGAACAATCCATCCAAAATCATTATCAGGCTTTAAACCTCTAATATCAGCTACTGCAAACCAATTATATAATCTGCCATATATTGGTTCAGTTGATGGATCATTGTTATAATAACACCAAGCCCCAGTACTTAATGCTGCCCATGCTGTAGGATCACTTACTTCAGGTATTGCATCACCATTAGCATAAGTGGTAACACTTAGATTTTTTGTCATCCAATTGTAACCACCAATATTTACAGATGATGTTGAACTATTATAAATACTTAATGAAGGTGTGCCATAAGGCTGAATACTACCGGTAAAAGTACCAATACTATCAAATGAATAAGTAGAACTTAACTCAGATAAAAATCCCGTTCCACTTTCTATTTCATCTCCTGTTACTGGTGTCTCAGGTGCTATCTTCCATCCTATGGTTTGCTCAGCTCTTAATAAAAATCTCAAATCAGTACCACTGATTCTACCACTATCAGGATCTTGCAAATGCTGACCTTCAAAAGCATAGGATAACTCCAATGTACCCGGACTTTTATCAGGTCCACATGCTGAAGCTGCATCAACAACAGTTATACTATCTGATTTACTAACGGAAGTAAGGCATACAACTATATCGTATGCCGTACCTCCATTTGAATCAATAAAAAGTAGCATGTTGCCACCTTGTACTTTATGTTCAGCCATTTTTTATTATTAAGCTTGTACAGATAATGTTGGTGTTCCTTGAGGCTGTATAGAACCAGTAAATGTACCAACTGAATCAAATGCGTATGTGCTACTTAATTCTGATAAAAATCCTGTTCCACTTTCAATCTCATCTCCTGTTACTGGTGTTTCAGGTGCTATCTTCCAACCAATTATAGTTTTACCTCTCAACAATGTACGTAAATCAGTACCACTGATTCTACCTGTTGTTGGATCTTGTAAATGCTGACCTTCAAAAGAGTATGATAACTCTAATGTGCCTGGACTTTTATCCGGGCCACATGCTGAAGCTGCATCAACTACAGTTACTGAATCAGCTTTACCTACTGAAGTCAAACAAACTACAGTATCGTATGCCGTACCACCTGCAGGATCAATGAATAATAACATTGTACCACCTGCTACTTTGTGTTCTGCCATTTTATTTAAATTTTAATTTGTTATGAAATTACGAAAATATCTTGTTTAAATATCAATATTCTTGAAATAAATACTTTGCCTCCCAAATTGCCAAATCTTTCAGTCCTATCTGTTTGTAGGGTTAAATTACACATTTGCAATCCATAGGCTGACAAATCTATGTTACTAACTCCTTGTGGCTTTATTGCGTCTATAATTGCCCCACACGCTGTATTTAATGTTTTACTATTGTTGTATTTATATTCCCAACTATGTACGCTAAGTTGTATAGTTAAATTAACGTCTGATGTATTTGCTGTGCTTGTTTCAGTTGATGTTGCATCATTAATAACGCAATAAATTTTATGCTTCACATCATCCGGTTCTTCACCCTCATAAACAGGAATATCCAATCCGTTCACTATCTCATAGTAAGCTTGTAATATTGCACTGTTTACATCTCTCATAATTTAAATATTGCTTTTAAATTTTTCCTAAGCACTGGTAATGTTTTTTGCACTGATGGGTAAAGAAATGGTCTTGCTGTTACGCCTTCTCTTAATATTTTTAATGCTGTAACATAAGCATATTTAGGATCCATTTTACCCGTTCTATTTGCCCATCCAATAAGTGAATCTACAAACTGCTTAAATGTTCCTCCTGTACTTCCTTTAAATGTTGCTGCGTATGTTTGCCAATCTGCAGGTAAACTACTAACATAAGCTGCTGCATATTTTCTAGTACCAAATTCAACATATGCTGCATACTTTGCTGATGCCGTTATACTTGCTGAGCCATTGCCATAATTAGGATTAATGCTCCTAAGCAACAATCCCTCATCACTGCTATTTGCTGATACTAATGATTTTGCATTTTGTGCTGTTGTATCTGCCCAATCGTTTAGTTCAGCTTGCACTTGATCCTTAGCATCAGATGCCAACTTATCAAACTTTTTTATTAGCGTATCTATGCCTTTTACTTCTAATTGCATTAGTAATATAATATTGTTGCAACCTCGTTAACTTCAAAATAAGCACCCCATGTAAACTCACCTGTAGCACTGTTATATAATACCTCTTTGCCCACTGGACTGCCTGCAGTAATTACTAGATATTGGATGCCATCCTTAAACGCACCAAAAACATTTTTACCAACTAAACCATTGTAAGTAAATTGATACTCACCACCTTCAGCTATGTAATTATATACTTTTATGTTTCCTGTGTCCATTGGTGCATCTGAATTAATTGATTCATCTAACTTTGTAGCCTTTATATACTCAAAAGACTTCGCTCCCTCCGTTCTGATTTGTATTGAGTTAATCTTGTAAAATTGTGATTCGTACTCTATCACATCGTTACTTCTAGTTGGTCGATCCCTCTCATACCTTAATATAAAATTCTGGTCGTAAGTCCATTGGTTCTGATCATAACTCTTGGCCGTTGAGCCATCTCTTTGCTCCACATCTGCCCACTTTGACCAACTACCAGTAAGTACACTAACCAACCCACCAAACTCATTCAAGCTTGTTGTGTATCGATTTATAGTAACTCTGCGATTTAATTTATACACGCTTAAATAGGTTTAATAATGTCTTAGCTATTGGACTAATGTCATCTGTTGCAACAGCTCTATTATCGTACAAATAATACACCTGGTTAAGTAATGCTGTCTTTAATGCTTCAGGTAATGTTGTGTAACCTGTTGTATAATCAATGGTGATGTTGTTGCTATTTGGCGTTCTTAAACGTTTAAACTCATTGCCACTTAAAGTGTAATCAGTATCTAGAACTAAAGTTGTGCCTTGATCATTTACAACGCTATTAATGGCTATCATTGGACCATAAGGAATGTAAATATCACCGTTGCTATTGTTCAATACTGATACAACATTATGCTCTACAAAACCTACACCAGTATAAGCTTCACACATCTGCCTTGCAGCAGTAATCAATAGATTAATTAAATCATCGTCTGTACTTATGTCAATCTTACAAAAATTCTTAGCCTCAGTTAATGTAACTGGCTCAGTTATTACCCCATCTTGAAATTGAACATCTAATACACTATTGTATTCTACCATGATTTACTAATTTTAAAAAGCCCCACCCCGTAGGGCAGGGCCTTTATATTCATCATCAAACAAACAAACCTATTTACTATACGTTACCGAAATCAGCATATAAAGCAGAAGCAGGCATCATTAAGTTAACATCTTCTAAACACTCAATTCTTGCAGTGATTAAGTTTTTAGTAAAGTTGTCTGCGTCTTCCATTGAGAATTCAACAGTAATAGCTTCGGTCTCAACACGCTCAAGATAATCTCTATCTATAATTAAAATCTTATCATCAGTTACCCAAGATGCTGGCAAGATTGGTGTTCCACTGATTGCAACGTTTCCATTAACACTTGACAAAATACCACCCGAACCTTGATAGTAACCATTAACATACAAAAGTTTGTTCAAACGTGCTAATTGAGTATGACTTACTAATGCATAAGATGCATTGTAATTAGCTTGCATTTGAGCAGCTATTGCATCAACGATAAACTTAACATCATCAGTCTCAGCTGATGCAGTTGATCCAGTTGCAGCAGCACTAACAGCAGAAAAGAATGTAGCATTCTCAACCTTGTAGAAATCTCTTAACAACAATCTTGGTAAAGTTGTTTGCATAAATGGTAATTGCTTAGCCATTTGCTTAGAGAAACGTGCAAAACCTGCAATATAATCTTCTACAATCTTGATTTCTGATAAATCGTAATCAACTTGGCCTTTAGATGCTCCTTCAGTCTGAACTGCGATTGCACCCTCACCACCAGTCTCACGATATTGTACATACAAACCAGTTGGACTGATTGCAGTTGGCATCAAATCTCTAAAGTTTATTTTTTGAGATGGTAACAAAGCTTGTGTAGCTGCATAAGATGCAACACCATCACCACTCAAGTTATTTGACAAAGTCATGTTAGCAACTGCCTTCAATTCCATTCTGAATGGCTTACCCTTCTTTACGTTTTGAATCTCATCAAAGTTAGCCTCTAACCCTTCGCTGAATAATTGGCCAAAAGATTTTTTCTCCATGCTAGATGCAGATGAAGATTTTACTCTTGTTTGTAACAAATCAAATCCTTTTAAGATTGCAGCTTGTTCAGCTTTTAATTTGTTAAACTCTTCTGTCATAGCTTTTACAGCCTCAGCTGAATCACTACCATTGCCAAATGCGTTGATTTTCTCATCAACTGCTGTTACTACTGATTTCAATTGATCAGCAATCTCAGACTTAGTTTTTTCAGATATTGAAGTTTCTAACGTTGATTTCAACGCCTCCAATTCTGACATTAATTCTTTCTTTTCCATGTCTTATGGTTTTTGTAAATTGATTAAATTTTATTTCTAAACGCTCTTATAATGTCCAATGTTTCATCTACTGGCTCAATGGTTGTTACCGGTTGAGTAGTGTTAGATTTCATATCTATAATTAATTGAGCCAATTGTTTGCTATGTAACAACAACATCTGTATTGTGTCATCTGTTGCCGTTGTGTTTCTGCAGAACTTATCAATAGCTGCACTCTTTGCAACTATCATGTCTACATCTAAATTCTTATCACCTTTCAAAGATGTGATTGGTGTCAATGCATTTGCACCCCATGCTGTAAGTGAACTGCCCTCATATAACTTAACCTCAGTAATCTCAAATTGTCCTAATGATGGATTGCGTAAATAGTTTTCATAGGATTGGACTTGGTTACGCTTAATTATTTTAAATCCAATTGAATGCTCTGTTATCAATCCACTTTCAACCATTTTTATAAAATCCTCACCCCCATCATGTGTTCCCACTTGACTCTCATAATACAATCCATATTCATCCTCTTTCAATGTCAATAACTTGCCTAATGGTTGTGATGGATCGTGATTAAGTAGATGCTTTATTCTTGGTTGTGCTGATGTTGGTCCCTGCTCATTTATTGTTTTAGTAAATGCACCAGGCTTCATAATATCGCCATCACTGTCTACATTGTTGAACTTGCTAAAATACCCTGTAACAATGCCCTGAATCGGATTCATATCCATTATCTCAGATACTATTGATACATCCTTTATGTTGTATATGCTGTTCATTGGTATAAAGTTACAAATTTATTTTAATTATTAAACCAAATTTTTTTGCACCTGGTAAGGGACTTGCACCCTTATCTCCCTACATTGTAGGGACGTTTCCTAATGTTGGTATTCATTCCCAATTACGCCAACCAGGTGTCTTATCTTCTAATTATTCTGCCGTTCCTATCTCGCTTAGCATTGAATGCAACAGTACACCTGCAATTAACCACTTCCTCAGCTGGAACTGCCAACCCATTTGGTTGTTGTCTTACACCAGGTTGCATCATTCCAATGTCTCCAAGCTTGGCATTTGTCAAAGTAAATGGTGTCTCAATTGGTAGCCTTGTGCCATCAACCATTCTATGATCATGTCTTGTACGTTTATCTTTAACCGCTATCCATACTTTCTCCATTACATTGCCACTCTCATTTGCATAAATCATAGCTGCACCATTTGCACTGGTCACTGTCTCTGTTCGTGCTATACGTCTTGCCCTCATTGCATTGAATGCCGGACTAACTAACAACTGCCTTACAATATCATCAAATGAGGCACCAGTTATGGCTGCATCACTTAACACTTGTTGTATAAATGACGTGCTGTAACTTGTCATTAGATTAGCATCGTTTAACAAATCAATGCCGTAGTACTGATTCATTAACTGCACTATCCTTTCATTAAAACCCATCTGACCTGTAACAAATGCATCATCTGCCTTTATAGATTCGGTTCTTGTCACTCTTGCCCATGCAGGTCCAACAGTTTTATACAATGATATCAACACATCATAGATGGGAAATACTGGCAACAACATTGGATCCTGTGTCTTTATAAATGCATCCAATTGAATCTTTAAGGCTTTATGAAATTTAGGCTCATACATCTTCTCATAACGTTGCTGGAACTTATTCCACTTATTCCAATATGCCTGTTGTTCCTGTTGTGTCATAAACTAACTGTTATGCTTAACCCTTGACTGCCTAATTTATTTGCTAATGCTTTTTTAATCTGCTCTACTTTCCATTCTCTTTGTTGTTTCTTTAAAGGGCATGATGGCACTGGTAACTCACTGATCAACATCAATGAAACTTTACTATGTATCATCTGTGTAATTTGCTCTATACTTTTCTCCATTACAATATTGGTAAATCAGAAACACTCATTGTTAAATCGGTTATTACTTGCTTTCCTGAATCAATTATAATCTGATTCATTGCCGGCTCATCTATCATCTCAAAATCTTGTATCTCACGTTTCTCATTTGGTGTTATCCACCACATAGCAGATAATGCCTCAGCTTGTGTCTTCATATCATCCTGCATAGCCGGTATGTCGCTGATATCAATCTCAATGGTTCTTTGTATACCATCTTGATACATCGGAAGTATTCCCTTAATCAATGCATCCCTAAACAAATGTATGTTTGGAAGTATTGAATTTGTATACAACATTTTTAAAGCTGTATTCATGTTGTTGTATGTACTGCTATCTGTGTTGTTCAACAATACCTCAGGGAACTTGTAAGCATTGCAAATCTTTGTGAAGTCTATCTTTTGTAAATCACTTACCTCCATATCTGCTAACTTCAATCCCAACTCTAAATATCCCATCTCACCAGCTGCGAAGTATGGCGCACCTTTATTACTGCTATTCTTTAGATACTTTGCAAAATCATTTTTACGCTGTCCCAATGTCTCAATGGCAAAGTCTGACTTCTCATACACAATACCTGGAATGCCACCATTCTGCATTTGTGCTACTGATGCATTCATTCCAGCATCCAATCTAGTTACACGCTTTGTTAATACCTGTAATGGGCTAAGGCCTCTAAACTGCTGACCATTTGTTATAGTTGGATTATAATATTTTACGTGTATAATATCATCAGTTGTAAACTTGCCATCAAATCCTACATCAAAGTATCTGTAGCCAACTACATTTTGTGGAAAGCTATCACTAACCAATACCGTTACATTTTGATTGTTTAATGCATGCAATGTAACCATACCGGCATTAGGTCCCAACTCCAATACTTCCTTATACAAAAACAACTCACCAGTAATGTAGAGTATCGTGTAGTACTTAATCTTGTCTTCATAAGTTATGCCTTCCAACATCTTCATAAAGATATCATCAGGCTGTAAATCTTGCAGTGCTTTTGTCTTATAATACTTCTTTTGTATGCTCTTAAAATCATGTCTCTTATAACCCTTCATTGCATTATCATCCACAACCTCATAGCCATAAAATGGAATACGTGCAGCAGTCTCAGCCAAGTAACTAATCACCGAATAAATATCATCAATTGTTGTATACTGGTTGATTGCTTCAATAGTTTGCCAACTTGGAAATATGGCGTTGGATGCGTTGATGGTCATACCCATCATGTTATTTACTGCCTTAGTTTTGGTTTCTTTTTTGCCAAATATCTTGTCAATCCATTTCATATGCAAACACCATTTTAGGTTTAAACTCAAATATCTCTCTCATCATAAACATATCCAATAAATCGGGACTATCCCCATTAAGCTTTATCTTCATCTCATCTTTGCCAATAATCCTTAGCTTACCATCGTAATCACTCTTGTCACGTTTTATAGCCTTCCTTTCATACATAAATCGTTGTTTGACTGTCATCGTGCTATCATACATCTTACTGGCTACATGCTTATTAATCTTCATTCTACCCATACCAACTGCATTGCCTGTACGATAATAGCATTGAGTCTTTAGGTTCATGTAATTCTCTTTTATCAGTCTGCCACTTGCCTCATCCTTTACACTCATTGCTGATGCGCCACCATTGAATGGAACTGCACCACGAATGAATCCATCAACATAACTACCTACACCATCAGCGTCATAACAAATATACCGATTTTCTACTGAATACTTTTGAGCCATTCTATTAATTAAATCAATTACTTGCTTACCATCACTCTTATCCATTATCTCAATGTCCATCAGCTCCATACCTTCCCAATAACCAACTACAAGCTTATTGCTTCCCTTCATCGCAATATCAGCTGTAATGTATCTTCCAGTCTTATCTACGCCTTTTATGTTCTCAAATATTCCAACAAATGCATCATAATCGTAGATATCATTAGGACTGTTGCTCACTTTCCATCTGCCCTCAAGTAGTTGTCGCCTGGTGTCCTCATCCTGACTAAGCAAATTACCTGGATAAGATGGATCATGTTTTAACCCTTCCTTATTATCGTATATGCTACCACTTACAAACGTAATTGATTTGATAAAGTCTTTAGCCGTTAACCCTGATGCATCTATCATTGGCTTAATAATATACTCAGCTTTATCATATACCTCTTCATAGCTATCACCCCAAATGTAATCATGGCCATATTTGATAAAGTATCTTAGCTTTCCTCTACGTTCCAATATCGGGAACCCAGTCTCTGTATCTATCCACCAATTGATCAGCTTGTATACCCAACTCTCAGGATCAGGATTGCATGTAGCCCTAACATATGGCTTTACACTGCAGGCACTACGGTTACGTGATAGCAAATAAAAAAACATTGATTCAGTGAAATGTGTTAATTCATCAAACCCCAAAAAAGGAATCTGCGCACCTTGCCAATCATACTTATTTTTTTCGTACTCCAAATGTCTAAATGATATCTTTACTCCGGATGGGAATTTCCAATCTAATGATGACTCCCTTGCATCACCTTTGACAATTGGATAAAGCTTTGTACTGGTATCCCATAAGCCACCCTCATTTCTGATCTGTACGCTAGTCCTCCTGAATATCACACCACCAAATCCTTTTATGTCTATGTGTCTAATTGGATCAAGTAGCAAAGCAAATGTCTTACCAACAAACGCAGCTGCACCACCGATGACAATGTCTGCAGGACTAGACAAAGCTATTGTTTGGTAACCTGGTTGAGGTCTTATGTAGTTGATGTTATACTGTTGGCTCAATTATTTCGTCTATTGGTTCAATAAAGTTATCCCTCCCATTATCAGGTAGTTGTATTACTTCAAATGTTTTAACTTCCTGTTCTACGTTCATCTGTATCATATCTGTTGGCTTACCCACTCCATGCTCCCAGCAGAACTTAATCAATGCAGGTTCTTGACTTCCTAACAATGATATAAAACCATTTTCAAGGCTGCCATAGAATTTTTCAATAGCTTTTAGTGCTATATTCTGAACATTAATCTCATATTCTTTTGACTTCCTTCCCACAATAAACTATAATTTAATTCAGTATAAAATTACTTAATTTTCTAGACATAACGATAATTAAATGATTTCTTAACTAATTCTAAGGCTCTTTTACGGTCTATTAGCAATACATCCATCATCTCGTATATGTCTTTAAATATCGTGCCACTACTTACCTCTAAAATAGATTTAGGCTTTGCCCCATTTTTTCTTTGTTTAGCATTTATGATTTTTATTAACTCATCATTTTTATAAACTTTATAGAGATTTTTTATGCCTTCATACATCTTTAAAATCTGCTCAATAATTTCCTCATCTGACCTGGTAGTTGTTGCCACTTTATAAGCCATTATTTTGTTGGAATTATACACTCTAAAAATCGTTGGTTTTTGCATATTTTTTTTGTTAGTTTGTAACCCAAATATCGATTTGTACCTTTTTTTCTATTCTTCTATATATATATATATTTATAACTTTAGTAAAATAATTATAAAAATAGGTTACATTGGTTACAAATGTTATTATTTAATTGATTTTCAATGCGTTGGAATGTAACCAATCTTGTAAAAAATAGGTTACATGCTAAAATAAATCGGTTACATCGGTTACAATTTCTTGGTAGTTATTATGATTTTTTCCTATTTTAAAGTACTTTTTATTGTTGTCTTGTCTATTTTTGTAACCGATGTAACCGATATTTAAAATTTGGGAACCTATTTGCAATCCTTTTGAGAATCTTTTTAGACTGTAATCTCTTGCCTGTAATTCGTACCTATTTAGGAAATTTTTCCACTCTTCATTCATGGGTAATTGTTGACCTAAATGATCCTCAATAATGGTATCTAAATAGTCAAGAAAATCCTCTCCAAATTGTAATTTAATTTGCTTACGATTTAGCTTTTCGCTGTTCATAATTGGCTTGATTCCATTTATAAAATAATACTGCACACATCTAAATAAAAAGTTGTAGAATCGTTGCCACTCATCATTATCCCAGTCATTAAATAATTTATTACCAAAGTGCTGCTCTGGTGTCTTACTAGATGAAAAGAATGGAGCAAACTCTAGCACTCTTTGTCTACGTTTAGCATGTTCTGCATTACTGGCTATGCTGTAGTTGGTAGTAAATGCAATTTTAGGGCTATCATCAAAAGATAAAAATATCTCATCTTTATTCTTTTTTTCAATAGTCATGCCCTCAGTAATTGTAGGATAATAACGCTCAAACTCTACATTTTTAGGACAATCTTCAATGATTACAAGCTTAGTTCCAAGCTCTACTCTGCTGAATGCAAATGTCTTATCAGGTTTAAAGTTTTTACCATCCATTGTAACCGTAGGAATAAGTTTGCTGATGGCTTTAAAGAAAATACCTTTACCAGTTCCACCACCTTTAGACTCGTCATCAGTTTCCTCAGCCAAGATCACAGCGTATGGCCTAGATGAATCTTTGTAGGAGTGTAGGATGTATCCAATTATAGACATGGCATAATTAATACGTTCAGGCTCATCATTGCTAATCTTTTCTATAAACTTGTAGTACTGGCATTCTGTAATATCTGCATCTTTATTGACATAGATGTTAAAGTCATTAATTTGGCTATCCCAAATAGACTGGTTAATGGTGCCATAATCTATTCGATTTATACTGGCTTTATCAATAGTTACAATGCCATTTTTAAAAGGAAAGTAGCATTTATGCGCTTCATCTCTAAGTATCTCAATTTCTGATTTATCAATGTATTCAAAGAAAGCATCAGTAAATATGCTGTTAGTGTTCTTTATTATTTGCTCCATAACATCAATATGACCAGCATCAACTAATTTCTTTTTTATAAATTTCTTTATTGATTCTGGGTACACTTCTCTTACTTGCATTTTTTTTTCATGTATTAGCCTGTACACTTTGTTTTTAGCATTTTGAAAATACAGCTGATATTTATTATCATGCAACCATTTTTGCAGCTCATAACGCTCAATAATTACAGCTCCATTTTTATTATGATACCAAAACCAACCTTTTGTATTTTTTTCTCCATAAATGTCTCCTAATTGCTTACAAGCTTTTTTTGAATCATTATTAGCCTCAAGCATACAATACACTCCAAATGGATTATAACCTTTATTAAGAAAGTTAGTAGATGTGGTATGAGGATAAAATATCCTTGTATCATTAAATAAGACAGCAGATGTAGCTGATGTGGTTGAGCCTGGTCTTAGCAGGTAAGTTTTTTTACCATCATTATTTAGCACTGACCATCCATGCTTTTCAAGTAGTGCAAGTACATCACCTCTTTTGTTATAATCGTCCCAAATGGTTAGCTTGTCGTTATCATGTGGAGGTTTAGCTTGTTTTACTTCCTCTATCACTTGGTTAAATTCCCTAGCACAACTCATAAGTATATCACGCTCATCAATAGTTAAAACTGGTATTTGTTTATTGCCTGGTTCCGGGTTGTACCCTGCAGTTGGAGGCGCACATACATAACCACCTTCGCCACGTGTCTCAATTAATACATAGCTTTTAGCCATTGGATTAGCTTTCAGTTCTGCATCATTAGGAGGTCGTTCTGCAAGTTTTTGATTGCCTTCAATAAATTCACATCTAAAATAAATATGGTAGCCATTAGATTTAGTTTTTACGATAAATAATTTGCTAAATAACACTGGATCAGCATCAAGTATTTTGTCACAATATTTCGAAAAATCAACCCCATACTTACAGTCCACATCAATTACTTCTAGATTGCCTGATACAGCACCACAGATTATTGCAAGTCCTTGCACTTTCGGATGTGCAAACATTGTAATAAGTTGCTGTTCTGTGGGTGCATTATACTGGTATTGCTTCCATGATCCAATGGAGCGTTTGGTGTTATCAGTTGAGATTACCGATAATCCGATTGACACGTAGTCCTTCGCTGATTTTAATAAATTCATTTTGTAGATGGTTTAATGATGATGATGTAATAACAAAAAATCCTTTGTCTTGTAGTTGTTTGTGTCTATATTTTTGAAGCTCAGATAGTTTGCCGTTCTCAGATTTAACTTCGATAAAAATGGTGACACCGAAAGCATGTAACTGCAAATCGGGCCACCCATTTTTATTCGTTTGAATTATCTTAACAACAAGCCATCCTTGACTTTCAAGCCACTTTATTATTTGATGTTGTATTTGTGATTCTCTCATACTTTGGTCGGGTTTCTTGAGGTATAAAGTTAGTACCTACACCGCCAACTTTGTTGATAAAATCAACTTCAACTTTAGCAGAATTAATAATTACCTGTGCTACATCTGCGATAGCTTTTGCACGGTCTAATTCCATAGGCTTTTCAGGATCAGATAAAGCTTCTAGACATGCAAATAAATGGTTGCGTAAATCTTCAATTTTGTTTTGCATTGATTTGTTTTTTTAGTTTGTTATTTAATTTGATTATTTCTTGTACTGGTTCCGGGTATTGATGAATAGTGTTACGTAGCATATTATCAGCTTTACTAATTAAAAGTAAATTGTTTATGTCAAAATTTGTAAGATTGTTATCTTTAAACACTACTATATGGTCTGCAGGTATTGGTCCGTTTACGTTTTCGTAAACAACCCGATGTTTTAAACGCCAGTCATTATCTGCAACTTTTACATAAGTGTAACCATCTTTTGATTTGCTTTCTTCACCTTCTTTTCTTGTATTATGAGGCTTTTGACCTTTTTTAAACATTGTCTTTTGTAGTTTCTCATAAATTATTGTGGACATTTTTTGTCCATAATTATAAGGCACATTACCTTTTTTAAATTGATAATTTTTGCCAAATTCTGACAACTTTTTTGCCTCACGTTCAAGCATAACAGTTAAATATTCTTTTGATTTTTTTAAACGCATTGTATAAGCTTTGCCATACACTCCACTTAAAGGGCGATTAAGTATTGTGGCAATATCAGCTGTATTCATGTCGCTGTAGTTATCGGTTAAAAATTTAATCTCTTTGTCTGTCCAAAATGTACGCATCTGTTAGTAGTTTTAAGAATGATTGGGTATCAATGCCGGCTTTAGTGATTTCGTTTTGCATATCATTGCACCAACACCATAAGTAGTTCTCAATTTGTCGGGCATCTAATGTAGGATATTTTTTCAAACTATTCAAAGCCATTTTTTTATAAACTTGTATCTGCACCTCATTACGTGCTACGTTAGTAACTGATTTTAATTGCTCTAAATGATATTCAGGTTTTTTTTTCTCTTCCTCAATAAAGTAAGATGTAGTGTAATTTTTCTTATTGCAAACGGATTTATAAATACGCTCTTCAATACCATCTTTGGCAAATATCCAATGTACTTTTGCAGGATCAATTCTATCTTTTGACTGGAGCCTTGCTCTAACCTGAAAATAAGTAACTGCAGAAAAATCAATGTTGTAACACACCAGGCAGTCGGCAGTAGATAGATTAACACCTTCCCTTCCACTCACAAATTGAGATATAAATATCATATCCTCATTAGCTTGAAATTCCTCCGGTGATTCAGTCATTTTTAAACCCCTTTTTTGCGCTCCTAATAAGATAGCCATACGTTCGGCTTTAAACTTATAAAAGATAGCAAATTTTAAGCCTTCAAACGTCTTAAAAATATAATTTACTTTGCTATCATCAGTAATAGCATAATCTTGCTCATCACACATAGCAACATCAAATATAACCGTACCTGAGTACAACTGATGAAGCTTGGATAAAAGCTTTACTTCGGTATCTGCTTCAATAACATCACCATTTTTACCAGTGACAACTTTGTCAATACGTAGACGGTTACAAACTTGATACGTACGGTCTGACATTGTAACCTGGTGAATATGCTCATCAACTAACTGCTCAAATCCAGCCTCTTGTTGTGTGTATGGCAAAAATAAATGACTAACTACTTTATCAATGGCTTCCTTATTTGCATTTGTGTAATCGTTAATGGAACGATTGTATACGTATTTAGACGTAATAGATACGAATCCTTCACGAGCCCAAGTATAAAAGTTTTTTTGCGTAAATGGGTTAAATGAGCTTATCCAAAATTGATGGTAAAGTTGGCTATAAGATTCCGGTGATGGTGTTCCACTTAGATAAATTATTGGCAAATTATTGCACAATCTTTTTAATTCTTTTGTGCGTTTGGATGGAGTAGAGAAAGCACCAGTGCAGTGTGCTTCATCAATGATTACTAAATCAAAGTACTGATCAGTGATGTTGTGCAGCTGCTCAAAATTTATTACAAAGCATTTAAAGTCATTTTTGTAATGCTCGTAATCAGCAACAACGCTAAGTGTCGCTTTTTTCTTTGTTACAAACAGTACATTTTTTGCACCGTATAATTTGCAAGTATTTAATGCCGTTAATGTTTTGCCTGTTCTAACTTGCATAGATAGGTAGGCAATTTTGTGCTTAGTTAATAAGTCACAAGCTTTGGTCGACAAGTCAACCTGGTAATCTCGTAATTGCATTTTTTTAATTTAAAGTGTAACAGTAATATAGTAGATGTATCCTAGTGAATCTTTAACCCTAAATATGTATTGTCTTAATTGATTCAAACCACTCCATTTAGTTTTATTTAATATCCAATTTGATGTTGAATTCTTACTAAAATAATATGGTGGTTTGCCACCAATAGCTTTGAATGTAACAGATGAAGTTGTATTGCGTAATACAGACATGCTTAATGTATTGTACATTGTGCAATTAGATGTTTTAATACAGTTGTTTACATCTTTCGTGTTTATGATATGTACACCAGGTTGTACATTAAAAAAGGTATCTTTTGTTTGATAGGCACCACCATCTAATGAAAATAAATATGGTGGTGTGCCACCAATACCTTTTACTTTAATGAATCCACCTTCAAACTCTTGTGCAAAGCATTTTATTGACATCAACAAAATAATAATTAATAATCTCATGATAGTATCAATTTTAAAATTAATAATGGCAATGCTCCATAAATTGTATAAAGTAAATCATTAATATCCGGTGTACCTTTGCCACTTACATAATCATATACTTCTTTACCTGTTGCAATGGCTATTACTGGTATCATTGCAGGTATTGGTTGCATGTATAACTGTGCAATTATGTAGATGCAGAATCCTGCAATAAAATGGTATTGTTTATCTATTGGCATAATCTAATTGATTTTTAATTTATACGCAAAAAGGTATAATTTGAACTAATTGCTGTATTTTATACCCTTTTGCATATAATTCGTTTATACATAAAGTGTAGCCCATAAAAGGTTTGCAACTGCACCGATAAAAAAAAACATCCAAGATTGATTGATTTTAGGCATTACACCTGCATTGCCAATATCTCTTGGCCCAACTGCATAATCTTTAAATCCAAAGATTAATCCTGATCCAATGAAAGCAGCAAGCATACCAGCGAAACCTTGAAACCAATATTGATTATCGGGAAAAAATATTGGGTTAATGAATCCAGCAAGTAATGCCATTCCAATTAAATTTTTAATCGTCTTCATCGTAGTTATTATTTTTATTTGAAATTAAGTGTACCCAAAGTAACGAAACAATTATAACTACAACAAATTCTAATATTAATGCTATCCACATAAGTTATAATTTAAGGTTTCCAATATTTATCCATTGAATATTTGATACCTGCTTGATAAAAATGTAAGAAAGTCATAACATTTACCTTAAAAGTTATATCAAATTGCTTTTCTTTTGGTGAAATTGGTCTACCATCTGTATATTCCTTACAACTTAATATTTCCACTCCTGCAGATTCAAGATATTTAAATCTATCTTCTGAAATTATAATATTGCTGATAAAATCCCCAAAGTAATCAATTTTTGTTGACATGTTTTTTTTATTTATTTGATGATGAATAATTTAAAATGTGCGTTGATTGGTCGCACCCCCATATTGGATTTAAAACGGAACTTCAAAGTCATCTTGTTTGCTATTTGCAAACTTAGATTTAACCATTGCTTCAAGATGCTCCATCATGTCGGAATCATCCCAAACATCAACGCCTTTAACCTTGATTTTTTTCATAGATGGTAAGCCATTAGGGTTGTCTTTTGTATAGGCCCATTTAATAGCTTTACCATCTTGTTTGATGAACATTGTGGTCTTAGTTTTGCCATCTGTAGTCTCAGATTTAGGCATTAATTCTACATCTTTTGACAAGTCAACATTTGGCAATGTTTTTAGAAATGCAGATGCGTAACCACTGCTGTACTTCATTTGCAAAAATGCTTTTGTGTCACCATCTTCAATGGTTACGTTCCACTCTTTGCCATAATCAGTTTGCTTGGTTTGAATGTCGGTAATTTTACCACTCCAACCATGATACTGCTCTTCGTGGATAAGCTTACCATCTTTTGTTTGTCTCTCTTTTGATGTCGCTGTGGGAGATTGCACACGTCTGCAGATTTTACCATCACTGATGGTAAGGTAGATAGCAGAATTTTTAATTATTGATCCCATTTGTTAAATTGTGATAGTAAGATATCAGCTTTTATAATTTATGAGTTAATGAATAAGTTTTAATTTTCGGTTTCATTTCGCTATTTTGCGCATCCCATAAAAGCTTAGTTGCGTTAAATAGTTTTAAGTCATTTGCACGCTCAACATCTTCTCTAATTATCAACTGCCAACCTGGTCCCTGAATAGCACCATTTTTACCAGCTGTACGTGTCTTAGCATTTAGCCAAAGTATTGCGACATGGTCGATAACATTGATAGACTTGTAAGCCTCTTTTATTAGCTCGTTATAAGCCGATAATTGTAGCCAATAATGGTCGTAAATAGTATTTGATGTCTTGATATCAATTAGATAGTTTTTGCCGTTTATTTGCGCTATACGGTCAACTGTTCCAGCGTAGCCTAACTGCTCACTAATAAAGTTAATCTCGCTGAACATAATCTCTTGTTCCACTTGTTGCCTGTACTCAACATATCTTTCAAACATAGTCCACTCAGACATCTTGTAACCGATGTTGCCTCCGTTATCTAATAAGTTAACCTCTTCACCAGCATCGTAACGTTCAGTAAGGCTGTGTACGATAGAACCACGTCTGCCTGCTTCATCTCTGATTGTGTCTGCCTCTTCGCCAACTTGTTTAAGCCATTGGAAGAAATGGGCATCTTTAGGATAAGCTTGTAGAATGGTTGTAACACTAGGAATAAATATACCCGATTCTGATGAGTAAAATCTGTTGTCTGTAAATGTGATTTGCTTTTGATTAGTATCTATAAAATAGTTGCTCATACTTTTTAATTTTAGGATTTTTTTGTTTTAAGATTCGGTCTTGTTTTTGTTGTTTTAATATTATCTCGATTATAGAACTCAATTTTTTTTTGGTGTTCAATATCTTCTCTCGATTTGAATAGTTTGTCATACAATTTTTTTAAGTATTTTACCATAAATAATTTGTTAGATTGTGGTTTAATCTTAAAATAAGCTTATCAATAGCTTTTGTAAAATCAACACAGGTGCAAATAATAAAATCGTAAATGTCCTGCTCTTTATAATCACGCTCCATTTCATCCCAGTAATTGTCAAATGTCAAATGGTAAGATTTAGTAACCAATTTACCTGTACTCATATCTTGAGCCTCAAAGTATAATCGGTCATGACGTAATAAGTATTGAATAAAAGAATGGATAGGAATTATAAGTGTATTATCAATGTAATTGTTGTCATGTATTTGTACAATGATAGTATCATGTCTTAGTACAAAGTCATGAATTTGGAATAGTCTCTTTTTTGGCATTTTGTTTGATTTTGAATAATGAATAATCTTGTAAAATGTTTTTTGCCGCTGATGGGCCACCGAGTAAACTTATCTGATCATCTGATAAATAAATTAAAACGGGTTTCTTTTTTTGGTTGTCTGGAATAGGCTTACGCCCTCGTTTTTTTGTTTCTGTTTGCATAAAATTAAAGTTGGTTAAAAATTGAATCGCCAAGTAAGGCAATGATAATAATGATTGTTACGGTGATTGTGTCTTTAGTTGATTGCTTCATTTTTTTTAGTTTAGAAATCAAAGATAAGGTAAGTAGTTTTAATTAACCAAATATTTATAAAATATTTTTTATTTTTTTTATTATATCCTAAATGTCAGCGCAAAACTGACGTTGTAGATATAAAAAAACCTCCTGTGTAGAAACACCGGAGGAAATGAAAAATTACAAACCGTACCCTTTTTGAGGATGGCTCTAATGTTGAAACAATAAGCCGTTATTTACTAAACTAAAAAAAACTATATTTTAAAGTACATTTCTGCTTCTGCAGTTCTGCGTCTGGTTAACCCTTTAAGCTCTATTAATTCACCATTAACTCTAGCTTTATTCCAACGCATAAACTCAAACTTTATTGCAGGATCATTAGGATTAGTTAATATTTTTTTTCTTAGTGTTGAATTAGCAAATGCACCAATACCAAGATTATATATAAATGATAATAATGAATCAAATTGATTCTGATTAAGATTTAAACCATACAAAGCATTGGATTTATTTTTCAACTCCCACATAAGTAATATTTCTGCCTGTTCTTCATTTATGGTATCACTTAATTTTACTTTTCTACCATCAGTATACATGGTGCTTCCCCATCCAATAGTAGGCACATTTGCCGGGCATAAATAAGCTTTTGCTTTATACCCTTCGAACATTTTAATCAAGTTTATGCAATTCTTTGAAACTACCATTTTTTAAATTGTATTATATTACACATTATGCTTAATAAAAGTGCTATTATAAGCCACATTATCCAACGATTTTTTGCAGTTACTTTATTTTGAAGCTTTATATTTTGTTGTAACAAATCATTGCATTTATTGTTACAAGATATTAGCTCTAGATCACATGATCTAATTTCTGCACTATCTTTAATAGTTTTTGTAATAGTATTTATTTTATATTCTGTAGCTACAATTGTAGGACCAGTAACAAATTTAGTTTTGTTGTGTGTAAGCCAAATTGTATCAATATTACCCGGCTCATATCCTGGACATTGCAGTTCAACAAAATCATACTCAACCTTAGTAACCGTGTCTATTTTACTAATTACACATGGAAAGGTATCCTTGCAGAATTTTGCAAGAAGTTCGGGGTGTTTTGCATTTAATTTGTCAAGTTTTCGGCTTGGATTACAACTGATCAGTAGTATCAGCACTGGTATCAAATATTTCATTGTAAATGTTATTTATAGATTCACTAATTATGGCTATTGCTTGAAATTGTATTGTGTTTATTACCTCTTTTTGCTCCTCATTCATAAGTCCAGTATCAAGCATATCAATGGCACCTAATGAGTTAAATGCAGCTGCAATAAATTCCCCATCTCTGCTGTCAAACTCAATGTCAATAGATTCATCTTCAAAAATTACTTTCTCTTTATTTAGCATAATTTACCTTTTATGATTGAATAATTTTTTACAGTATAATCACCATCTTTAGCTATTTGTATGTGTGCAAAGCCATGCATTGTATTGCCAACCAAAGGCGAATAATCAGCCCTAAGCTCACATAAACATCCTGTACTCCAGCAACTTATTATTTTGCCGTCTAAATCAGTTTCGGGATGGTGACTTGGTCTATGTAGATGTCCAACAATTAAAGACTGCTTAGCCCTTAAGAATGCGCCCCGTGATGGGTTAACTGGAGTGAATGCACCTTTAAAAATATGATGGCCATGAGTTATAGATAATTTACCTGCTTTAACTAAAACTTTATCATCTAATATCTTAACCCCAACTGAATTTAATTGCAATCTTTCTTCTAGAAAAAAGTAATCGTCGTTCCATATCTCGCGCACCTTTGAATATAAAAACTTTTCCCAACGAATGCAATGGTTACCCTTAAGCCAATAAATTAAAGCCTTTGGAAATGCTTTTCGAAGTTGTACTAAAAATTCTTTTGTTGCATCAAATTCCTCTTTAATAGACCTTTTCTTTGGGTCTGGCTCAAACTTGCTCACAGTGTGGCAATCCAGCAGGTCACCGTTTATAAAGATAGTATTTACCTTTTCTTTTTTGCCGTAATCTAATGCTATAGTGACTGCAGGAATATTATGATAAGGAATATGGAGATCAGATATAAGCAGAATATTGTCACAACAAACAGGTAAAATATATGGTTCTCGTTGTTCTTCATAAGATTGTGGTAAATTATAAGGATTTAGCGGCCTATTTTCTTTCATAACTAAATCTTTATTTTTTAAATATTTACGATTATGGTCACCTGCTTTACCTTCTATAATTCTTAACGCTGTTCTACAAGCTTCAACATTACTAAATGTTAAATTGTTATCTGCATAAATCATCCTTGCCAACTTTAAAGTTGGGTATTCAGGATATTTTTTCCTGTATTCCCGGCATATATCACTTTTCTTTAGCAAACAATTTACCGGTTGAATTGGTAAACAAATTTTTCATAATGTAAGCAAGTGCAGTAGTTAATGCCATTGTGCCAATAGCTTTCCAATCAAATACTAAACTACCAGCTTCAACAGTTTGATACACTACGGTTATAACTGTTGATAATACTGCCATAATAAGGCCTTTTAAAAAGTCGCTTGAATTCAATGTTAAAAATGGACTATTCATGTTTTACTTTTTTGATTTTTTATAAATAGAATATACGCCACTTATAATGGCTATTAAAGACGCAACAAAAGTTAGCACTGGTTGAATATCACTAATAGATATTACTGCACATATTCCGCTTATAGCTGTTAATGGTGGGTTATCTTGATTCATTGTATTAATTAATAATTGTAAATTCTAATTGTTGTGCTACGTAATTAAATATTATATTGTCATCTGATCCCCATTGCTGTACTATTTCAAATGGTATTTGTATTTGGCTAACAATTAACTCTACTGCTGATTCGCCTTGTGTGTTAAATAAACGATAGGTCACTGTTCCTTCACAAAATGGCAAAAAACCATAATTAAAAAAATCAGTTAAACTAAACATAGTTACTGTTTGTTGACCTGATGCAGTCCATGCTGATATTGGTGTTATATTTCTTGTATTTGTCATAATAGTTAATATAATGCGATTACAGGTGTATTTGTTGTTGCTGTTATTGTTGATAGATTAAATGATGCTGGAGATACTGTACCAGCTGAATTACCTGTTAATTTTGCAGGTGATGTAAAATCATATGTTGTAACTGTAGATTGTGCAAGAGTTTGTACTATAGATGGAAAAGTTGTAGCAGTACCATTGCATATTGCAGCTAAGTAATAAACTCCCTGAGATAATGATGCAGTTGTTACAAAAGCTTTTGAATTAAAACCTGCTGTTGTCCATGTATTTGCATCAGATGCTGTTGAGTCTATTCTCGTACAAAGTCCTGTACCAACATTATAACTATACAATGCAATACCGTTATAATTAGCACCACCAACATAAGCAGTACCAGCACTACCTGTAATCCATTTTACACCTGTAACAGTTGTTGTTGTTGGAACATAAATAGCTGTTAGAAATATTCTAGTATTAATAAATTGCAAGTTAGTTGTTGCTTGAATAAATGAACTTACACCTATAGGGAAAAACTTTATTGAACTGCCTAAATATTGGAATGCTGAAATAGTTTGATTTGCATCACTAATATTTAGCTTAGTTGCTAATGATGCATTTGCAACGTTTGTACGTATGTATGGACTAAGCATACTTGCTGTATCACTAATGTTTACTTTACTTGCTATTGATGCATTTGCAACATTTGTACGTATGTATGGACTAAGCATACTTGCTGTGTCACTGATATTTAACTTTACATTTACAGCATTAGTTCTTGCATAGTTACTTAACATGGTTGCTGTATCACTGATATTTAACTTTACATTTACAGCATTAGTTCTTGCATAGTTACTTAACATGGTTGCTGTATCACTGATGTTTAACTTTACATTTACAGCATTAGTTCTTGCATAGTTACTTAACATGGTTGCTGTATCACTGATGTTTAACTTTACATTTACAGCATTAGTTCTTGCATAGTTACTTAACATGGTTGCTGTGTCACTAATATTTAACTTTACATTTACCGCATTAGTACGTGCATAAGGTGTAAGCATTGATGCAGTGTCACTGATATTTAATTTTGTTGCTAATGCATTAGTTCTTGCATAGTTAGTAAGCATACTTGCAGTATCACTAATATTTAGCTTACCATTTATATCTGATAACATTGCAAATGTGCCATCTTTATCAGGCAAAGTATGGTTTCTTATTTGAGTTAAACTAGTAGTAAATATATTTGATTGAATTGTATCATTAAGATGCAATTGCATAAATCCATCTTCAATAACTAATAATTTGTGATTATCTGCATCCTCAACATGAAAATCTCCATCAGTATAATGTATACTACCATAATTTACATTAGATTCATCTAACAAATAAACTTTGTTTGTATACAAATCGTGTGTGCCTATATTTACATCTTTATTTGCACCAGTATAAGGCACTTTTGTTGTATCGTTCCCACCTGCAGGAATAGTTATATTACCAGCTGTATTTGCAGTATAACCATTTACTGAAATTGGAATTGTTCCACCTGTACTTGGTACTTGAAGTCCAACATTATTATCAGGATTATTTATTAATTCAACATAAGGATAAGTGCCACCACCAAATTTTAAACTACCTGTTGCACCATAATTTATTTCTAATAAATTATCAGAAGTACCTCTATTACTAACTATTAATTGATTTGTATTTCCTGTAAAATCTAACCCACTAGCTAATGAACCTAAAGTTAATCCATTTACTGTAATATTATTTGTACTTACAGCACCTGATGTAGTTACCTGTTGCAATGTTGGTGTTGCACTTGCTAATCTTACATCACTAAGCTTAGCCAATGTATCAGTAGCATCTATTGTTTGTACTGGTAAGTAAATTATTGATCTAGTGCTATCTTGACCTTTTAATTTTTGCGACATGTATTTATTTATAAACTCAATAGTAGCTTTAGGATAAGTGTATTGATAAATGCCACCACCAATTGAATCACCAAGAGCTATAAATGGCATGAAATTATTATCCATTCCTGAAATGTAAACTTCATTAGCTGTAGATTTACCATAAAGACTAATATCTTTATTTATAGATGTATTTCCAGTATTAAGTACACTTTGTAAATCTTGTGAACCATCACCACCTGATGTATTAACCGTATCCCAACCAAATTGATTAGTCCACATATAAAGTAAAGCTCCACACGTATCTATTGCTAAGGCCCCATCTTTTACTTGACTACCACGAATAGTTGGAACACCACAAAAACTCGGTAGATGTAGTGTTGAATCCACCTTTAAACGCTTCATCTGATAACCAGCAGCTGTCATTGGTGTATACTGTGCAGGTTGAGCAAACGTAGTAATTGTGCATAAAAGAATAGCACATAATAGTATGTATTTAAATTTGTCCATAACTTATATTTGGTACTCCAGTGCCTTTAAATGATGCTGAAAATGTTGCAATATTATCGAATGATGCAGTCTCGTTTATTGATTCAATATACACTTGACAAACTTTATACAAATAATGATTTTCATCATCAGTTTCGTAATATTTTATTTGAATTGAATCACCAACCATAAATTTATTGTATAAAAACCCCATGCTTATTTTAGATGGATAATAGCCATAAATACCACCTGAAAATGTTGCATCAATATTTACTCCAGGTGCAGGGCTAAATTCATATTGACATTGAGAATTCCATCCATTTATTGATGATCCTAATCCTGGTCTTACAGTTATAATTAAACTATTACCACTAATTACTGATGTATAACCAGTTGCACCAGAATTTATACCATTATTCATATAAGATAAAAAATCAGCAAATGTTGCAAAAATACCCGTTGAAGTAACAAATAAATTTACCCAACCAGTAATCTCAAAAGCTCTTATTAAACAAAATAAATTACCAGTTGTTGGAAATTCTCCACTATCTGAAATATCAGTTAAATCTAAAGTTGTAGTTGCCCTTGTTTCGTTTAATTGTGGTTTATCTAAAAAAACCAACCCCTCAATATTTCCGCTATATTGTTTACCTGCTGGTAAAAAAGTTTTGAATGCTCCCGATTCGGTAACTGATGTTTCTATAAAGTCTGTTGAGATGTCAAAGGTCACTGATCTAGCACAACCAAATGGAACGTAATCAAACCCTGTAGCTGTTTGAGTATACATACTAAGTATTACATCTTCACCTCGTACTAATCCCATTGCTTAATTGTTTTCATAAAGATAATTAAATTGATAGAGAATATTAAATAAATAGTTGGTGTAATCAGTAAAATTATCTACATAACCAGTTTCACTATTAAATACTTCCCACATCGTAAACTCAGCTGAATCATTCTTATAATCTATAGCAATACTACCTAATAACATTTTGTTATGTTGTAAATCACCTGCAAACTCATTGCTAAATATGGCTAAGTTGCTAAGTATACCATTTGCATTCCTTATGCTCAATAAATTGCCATTAAACTTTGTTCTAGATTTGTATCTTTGATACATATAAGTTTGAGTAATTAATTGCCCTAAGTTATCATAAACAACTCCGGGAAAACCAGTATTATACCCACTACCAAATTCCCATGTAGTGCATCTATTTTGTAGTATGCCTGTTTGACTTGTTAAAAATAATGTGCCTGATATTGTTGATCTTAAACTATTATCAATTTGTATATCAACATCATTAACATTATTTAATTCTCTTGACTGGCTTGCTGTATGTGTATGTCCAATTGTATTTAACTGACCACCTACAACCCATCCTAATCTAATGTTTACATTTCTATAATACCATTCTACACCATCTCCAGTACCTAACCACGCATTTACTAAATAAATATTAAGTATGCAATCAAATGGTACTTTTTGCGTTTGAAAGCTTACTGAATGCCAATTATATGCATTGTCTCCTTCACTGATTGTATAAATCAAATTATCATCTGAGTAAGTAGTAGTCCATGAGCCATCATTCTTTAAAAAATATGTTGTACTACCATCTGTAATTCTAACCATCTGAGATAACCTCAAATCAAAATATCCTGAAAACCTATTATCATTTGCTCGTATTTCAAATGATAACTCAAAAGTATCATCTTTAGAAATTGCAATATTACAAGACTTAGCTTTACTAAACGTATCTGTACCACAAAATCTTTCAATCTCTTCATTAGATGAATTAAATACTTGCCTTATGTAAATATTACCACTTCCTTGTGGTGTCCATTGTGGAACGGTATAATTAAAAATTGTATTCCCACCCTCAGGGTAAGTACTAATTAATGAACCTAATTCACTAAATTTATTGTTGCATATTAAACTCTCAGGCTGAACATAATTAAATGTTTCTAATGTCCTCCTATACGGTCTAATAATTGATTTTAATAAACCAGTTTCAACTTTATTACTTGAATCAATTACAAATGATTTATTGATAGTTAATTGGTCAACATATACAAAATCTGAATTGTAATTGTAATAATCTATAACCGTTTGTCCTTCCTCAAAATCTAAGAATAAATCAGGATAACGTACTATCCACCAGCTACCCAAAGATTGAAAACATGACATGTTAAAACGCTTAATAATTATCTCTAAAACATCATAACAACTCATGTAATCATTGCCTTTTAAAAATGTATTACCTAATAAGGTTACATCTTCAAAAATCCTAGTTTGAAATGTAGCTACAAAAATCTCACCATCGGATGGAGTAATGTGATTGTAAACATTTAAATATAAATCTGTTACATAAGTTGCACGCAAACACAACTTTATAAATGTCATTAATGGTATGTAACCATCTAATGATACTATCTCTTTATAGCCTATAGTTAATGATCCTGGTGGTACTGCTGGTATCTCCTCAACTACCTGAATACACCACCCTGGATAAGTGCCATCTATCTCACCTAAATTAGCTACCATTGTAAAAGTCATAGTGCTAACAGTAAATGTTTGAGCAACCCTTACAGGCCAACCTGCACCCCAATCTATTACAATATATGAACCAGGTACAAATGCACATGGTATAGCTCCAGTAGATATTACATCTCCAAATAACTCTGCTGCTTGACCTAAATTAATATCTTTTATTGTGCCTAAATTGTCAGTTGCTACAATTGTAATTTCATGTATAAAATCTACCTGTACTTCACTACAATCATCTTGTTGTATAAATCCATCAAATAAAATGTTAGTTGTTATTTCATCAATTAATTTAACTCTAAATTCATTGTCATTATCTGAATAAAAATCTAACAATGATAATCCACCTGATGTAGTAAGATTTATGGTTAATGTGCTTCCTTTTATTGGTGCCAATGGGTTATCTTCTTGCCATTCATGTACTACTGGTGTAGCACCTAATACAAAATTGATAGGATCACCAGTATAACTATCTTGATAGATATTTACAACGTATCTGCTATTGCCATTTCTTATTGAATCAAATGAGCTTGTGTATTTTAATCCCATTATGTTGTACGTGCATAAGTAGCACTATATTTTTTGTTACTAAAATAAATATCTTGACCTCGTAAAATACCATAAATTTCAAAACTTTTACCTATACCACCCATCATATTTGCCGTTTGCGCTGCAGGCAATACTTGACTGCCTCTTGGTAAACTTATCATCTCTGGTCCACGCTCACCAACTAAAGCCATACCACCTGGTGCATTTCGTGTACCAACTGCAAATGCTGATCTAGATGTTCTATTTCTTATTGCAGTACCTATAGCTATCAATCCTACAGCAGCAGCTACAGCTAAAAATGGATTTGCTAAAACAAACTTTTTTATAGTATCTACAGCTATAGCAAATCCAATCATAACCTTTCCAAACTCAACCATAGCCGATCCAATAGTATTAAAAATACCAACAAAAAAATCACCAATATTACTTTGACCTGAAATTGCATTACCTAAAGCTTCACCAAAACTTACACCTATTGTAACTGCTGCATTTTTTAATACATTATTTAAATCTTTTAACAACCCTTTTACACTTTCTGCTGAAAATGGCTTAAAAAATCCAACTGGTAAAAAAGTAAATATATCAGCTAATCCTGATCCTAATAAAACTGATTGTAATGATGCAATATTTAATACTTTTTTAAATGCAGCATCATCTAATGGCTTTACTTTTTCATTTGCTAATTTTAATGTAACTGGTAAAACTAAATTTTCCCTTTTAATTAGCATGTTCAAATCACGCAAATCAGCTTTTAAATTTAATATTATTTTATTTTTAGGATCTACATTAAATACAGTTATTAATTTAGTTATTGCTGCCTGTACTAATTTTGCTTGTTCTTGTAATGTAGAAACATTAAAGGTAATTCCTAAATCTACTTGGTCTCTTGTATCTTCTTTTAGTTTAGCTAATGTTTTTGATATTGTATCTATATCAGCTAATCTTTTTGCATTTTGTATGGCTCTTTGTGCTGATGCCCTTTGTTCTTCAACTGTTGTAGCTCTATTTGTTGCAGCTTGTAATTCTCTTGCTGCACTTAACTCATTCTCTTTTTTTATAGTTTGATTATAAACATCTGAAGCCGCTTTAT